CATGATTATCTTGCTCAAACAGATGAGCGATTTGATTATTACCATAGAACAGAGGAGAGATTAAAGTTTGATCTTTCATACTTCAATAGAATAACTAAAGGTGGTCTGCCACCTAAAACACTTAACGTTGCTCTTGCAGGTACAGGTGTTGGTAAGTCCTTGTTTATGTGTCATCTTGCTAGTAGTGTTATATCACAAGGTAAGAATGTATTGTATATAACTTTAGAGATGGCTGAAGAACGTATCGCAGAAAGAATTGACGCTAACTTATTAGATGTAACCATAGATGATCTCTATGAAATGCCAAAAGAAATATACGATAACAAAACATCTAAACTACAAAACAAAATTAATGGTCAATTAATTATCAAAGAATATCCTACGGCAGCTGCTCATGCTGGTCATTTCAAATCTTTGATAGATGAACTTGCCCTAAAGAAATCATTTAAACCTGATATAGTATTCATTGACTATCTAAACATTTGCTCTAGTAGTAGATTTAAAGGTGGCAATATATCCTCATACTTTTATGTAAAAGCAATTGCTGAAGAATTAAGAGGACTTGCAGTACAATATGATGTACCTATTGTATCTGCTACTCAAACAACCAGATCTGGTTATCTATCAAGTGACGTAGGGCTTGAAGATACTTCAGAAAGTTTTGGTCTTCCTGCAACTGCTGACTTCATGTTTGCTCTTATTTCAAATGATGAACTTGAAGAACTTGGTCAAATTAAAGTTAAACAATTAAAGAATCGTTACAATGATCCTGCTGTTAATCGTGCATTTATAATTGGTGTAGATAGAAGCAAGATGAGATTGTATGATGTAGAACAATCTGCTCAACAGATTGTAGATAGTAACCAAGAAAGTAAGGAGAAGATTGAGAAACCATCAGGCCCACAATCTGTGGACGTGTATGATAAGTTTTCAGATTTTAAAGTATAATGAAAGATAAGATAATAGAAGAACTTAAAAAAGTTTATGATCCTGAAATGCCATCTGTAGATGTATTTAATTTAGGACTGATTTACGACATTGATATAAAAGAAGATAAAGTTACAATTACTCACACACTAACCTCTATGCTTTGCCCTATGGCAGATCAGATAAGCAAAGATATAAAAGAAGCTACTGAACGTGTAGCAGGTGAGGGTAATGTAAAGATTATATTAACACATACTCCACCATTTAGTAGAGATATGTTAAGTGAAGAAGCTAAATTAATACTAAACATATGAAGAAAAAAACAACAAGAAAAAGAAAACCATCTATCTATTACAAGACAGAAATGGTTAAGTCAAAAGGTGAAATCATATGGCGTTGCGTTGAAATGCCTAGTAAGTTAGTGTTACAAGAGTCTTTCTTTGAGGAAGATGTAAAGAAACTTACAAAATTTCAAAACAAACATAAGACATTTGGCGTCTTTGGTTTCCCACCTTTTTTTGATTGTAGAAGTGAAGAAGAAAAAATCGCAGATAATGGTAAAACAAACTACAATTCGCCAGCAAGAAAGAGAGGCCGTAGATAAATATATGTATGGCAGACTTAACAACATTAGCAGAATCATCACAGGCATTGTTTTGTTCAATAGCAGATTACATAGGTGCTCAAAGAACTAATCAACTATTTGACCCTAAAAAGTATCCTGATTATACAGATTTTAGAAATCAAATAACAGACGCTACTTTAAAGGCAGCTCATAAAAATATTGAAACACCTGGTGTAGCACTAAACGAATTAGAATTATTTTTAAAGAAAGATACTAAATGGTACGTATCATCTTTACAGATTGCAAAAAAATTAATCAACGACATAACTAAAATAGATCCTGATTTTAAAATTGCTCAAAGAGGTTTTCAGGACATATTCTACTATAGAGGTGACCAAGACATAATGGGTACTATAGAGAAGTTATTTAAGATTGCAAATAAGTCAGGTTATAAATCACAAACTAAATTTGGTAATCTGAACAAATGGAATCCTGCAGACATATACCTTGCAACAGATAAAGCTAAAAAGGCACTACACGAAGAACTAAAAGGTGCAAAAGAAAAAATTTATACTTTTCAAAATCTTAACATCATTACATCTGATCTAATAGATAGTGGTGATCTGTTTCCTTTGTCACTTAAAAAGACAACAAAAGAAGCGATATTACAAATGGTAAACTTTGATAGAAAAGAAGAAATAAAGTATATCAAAAAAGTTGCTATAAAAGGTGTAACAGATTGGCAACCATATAAGAAGGTTAAGTATCCTGCAAAAGGTAATACTAGAGATATGAGAATACTATTAGAGTCTGGTGGTGATATAAAATTAAGACACGACCCTAGTGCAAAAAGATTTGTTGCAGAAGCTATATTTTCAAAGGCAGAGGCAAGAGGTGGTTCAATTGGTTCTATGAAAGTATTATCAGAAATTATACACTTTGTAAATCCAGATGTTGCAAAACAAATACTTGACAAGTATAAAAAAGGTGAACAAAAATACTTTGACGCATTAAAGAAGATAGAATATTTAAGAAAAGATAAACCAAGATTTGATTTTGAAAGAGGCGCTATAAGTGCCATATATGTTATTAACGAAGTTATGCCAATACTTAAAAAGTTTTTCAAAGACAATAAAAAAGACGAAGGCAATAAAGTTTTAAGATTGATGTTTGAGTACATAACATCAAGGACTCCCCTATCAGGTAAATTTGTAATAGCAAAATAGTATAAATAGTCTAGTAAGAAGTGATTTATTATGGGATTATTTGATATTTTTTGCTTGACAAGAGCGATATTTTTTGTTATAATGGGTATAGTGGGAGAAAAATGTATAGTTTTAAACAATACTTAAATGAGGCAAAGAACACTCATTTAGAACATTTAGAAGACGAAATTATTAATAACGGATACCAAGGTGGTGTCAACGCTGTAGAGTTTCTTAAATCTATAAGAAACATGCTAATAGGTTCATCACGTAGAAAATTAAATGTATCTGTTAAATGGGATGGTGCACCTGCTGTATTCTGTGGTATCAATCCTGAAAACGGCAGATTTTTTGTTGGATCAAAATCTGTATTCAACGTAACTCCTAAAATCAATTACACACAATCAGACATTAGAAAAAATCACGCAGGTGGTTTAGTAGATAAACTATCTGTATGTTTAAAAGAATTACCAAAATTAGGTATCAAAGGTGTTGTACAAGGCGACTTGTTGTTTACACCTGGCGACATTAAGTCCGTATCTATAAGAGGTGAGGATGCTCTCGCATTTACACCTAACACTATAACATACGCTGTACCAGAGAATACTGACCTTGCACGTAGAATCAAAAGAGCTAAACTAGGTATCATTTTTCACACTTCTTACACAGGCAGAAAGATGACCAATCTCAAAGCAAGTTTTGGCGTCAATGTAAATCGTTTTGCAAAGACGCCAGCAGTATTTTTTGATGACGCAAGTTATAAAGACTCATCTGGTGTTGCTACATTTACAGAAACAGAAAGCGCTCAGTATGATAGTATGTTGAGAATGGCGATGGGTTCAATATCAAAAGGTAAAAGAGTTTTAGAATTATTAAAAAGACAAACTAATATGTTGTCAGTAGGTATGAGATTAAAAATATTTTTCAATACACAAATCAGAGCAGGACAATCTATACAGAATGTCAGAAAATTACAAGCAGATTTTAGAAAGTATTATGCTCAAGTATTAGATGATGAGGCGTCAAAGAAAAAAACTGCTAACGCTAAAAAGAAATACGAACAAATAAGAAATGATGGTTTAAGATTTATTGATAGTAACGATAATGATATTTACTTTGCAATTGCTAGTTACATAACACTACAAAGAGTTAAAAACTTTCTAGTAAATAAAATGAATCAAATTAAATCAATGGGAACGTTTCTACAAAAAGGTAATGGATTTGTAGTAACTAATCCTGAAGGCTACGTTGCTGTAGATAGAATGGGCAACGCAGTAAAACTAGTAGATAGATTAGAGTTTAGTACTGCTAACTTTACACTTGCTAAGAACTGGATAAAAGGATGAAAAGTTTTAGAGATTTTATATTTGAACAAATAGGTCGTAAAAGAATTGTTATGTTAGGTGGACCTGGTTCAGGTAAATCAACTTATACAGAATACCTTGTTAAAGAATATGATATAACTCACATTTACCCAGGTGGCATGTTAAGAAAAGAAGTAGAAAAAGGATCAGAAATAGGTAAGATTGCAAAAAGTATTATTGATAGAGGTGAGTTTGTTCCTAATCAAATAGTATTAGAGTTAATTAAAGATAAAGTTGAGAAGTCACCTAAAGGATATGTATTAGATGGTTGGCCTAGATATATGCAACAAGTTGAAGACATGGAGAAGAACGAAATAGGTTATGATTATGCAGTATTTTTAGATGTAAGTAGAGAAGAAGTATTACGTAGATTACTTGCAAGAGGTAGAGCAGATGATACCGAAGAAATTATAAACAACAGGATTGAACTATACAAAAAAGAAACAGGTCCTGTTGTAGAATACTTTAGAAAAAAAGATAACTTTATTAGTGTAACTGCTGAGGGTGGTACACCTGAAGAAACAGCAAAAGAAATTATAAGAAGGATAGACAATGGCGGTCAATAGTTTTATACAACATTTATCTGAAGGCATTTATGACCCAGGTATATTCAAAGCGTTCTTTCTAGCAGGTGGTCCTGGATCAGGTAAATCATTTGTAACCCAATCAGCATTTGCAGGTACAGGTTTAAAAGTTGTTAATTCAGATACTACATTTGAAAGAAACTTAAAGAAAGCAAACCTATCTTTAAATATGCCAGACGAAGAAGAATATTTTAGAAATATAATTAGAGGTCGTGCAAAACAAACTGCTATCGCTCAATTAGATAAATATGTACAAGGCAGACTTGGTTTAGTAATTGACAGCACAGGTAGAGATTATGATGTCATTAGTAGAAACCATAACATGCTACAACAACTTGGTTATGATTGTTACATGGTATTTGTGAATACAAGTTTAGAAGTTGCATTAGCAAGAAACGCTAGACGTGAAAGAACTATCCCAGAGTATATTACAAAGTCAAGTTGGGAAGGTGTACAAAACAATATTGGTAAGTTTCAAAGACTATTTGGTATGGCTAAATTTATTGTAGTAGATAACAATAAATCTGATTTAGAGTTAGTCACTCTTACAATGAACAGAATTGGCAAATTAGTAAGAAGATTTATTACAGCGCCAGTACAGAATTATAAGGCCAAACAATGGATGAAAAAAGAATTAGAGGCTCGTAAAAGATGAGATTTAAAGATTTTACAGACATAGAAAATTTACGACACGCTAAGGTAGAAGAAAAACCTATTAAGAATTTTACAGGCAACATAGATGAGTTGACTTGTCCTAAACCTAGCACAAATACATCTTCAGCAACAAAAGCTGAGATGACAGCAATGCAAGGTATGTTCAAACAAAGAAATAAAGCGATTGAACAATCAGTAAAAGACCACGATCCTAAATCAGAATATGCAATTGAAAAATATCTAAAAGAAAACAATTTAGAAATAGATAAAAAGAATACTGATAAGATTGCAGAAACTGGTGCAGCTATTGCTAGAAAATTTAAGAACAAGTTTGAAAGAGCAAGACCATATCACTTGGCAGACTCAATGAAAATTAAATTTGATAGTATGCCATTGGTTAGTGATAGTATGAAAACACCAGCGTATCCTAGTGGTCATAGTTTACAAAGTAGATTGATTGGTGAATACTATGCTGAAAAGTATCCTAAACATAGAGAAGGCTTGATTGACGCTGCTGATGAATGTGGTATGGGAAGAGTATATGCAGGTTGGCATTATCCTTCAGATCACAAGGCAAGTGTTAAGTTAGCAAAAGAAATTTATCCTAAAATTAATTTAAGTAGAAAGTCTTTTAGTGAGAGTATCATAGACATACCTCGTAAAGACTATGCAAGAGGAGTATTTGATAAAGCAGATACACCTAATCCAGTATTAAAGCCATCTGTAAAAAAACAAATATTAGATGGTATAAAGTCATTTGAAAAATTTGGTAAAGTAGTTAAGTATACCTTGATAGGTTCAATACTTACAAAACAATATAGGGCTGATGCCGACCTAGATATTAATATCTTATTTGATATACCTGGTTCTAAAGCAGAACAAGAAAAGGTACATGATGAGATTAGAGAATATCAAGGACAGATAAATGGTAAAAATATACCAGGCACAGAGCATCCTATCAACTACTTCTCCATAATAGATCCTGTAACATTTAATAAGGCAAGGGACATGGCAGATGGTACTTTTGATATAGACACTAACAAGTGGATCAAAAAACCAGAACCTGGCACCTTTGAACCTGAAAAATACGTTACGGATTTTCAGAAGCGTGTTTCTGAAATAGATGTTGTTAAAGGTGAACTCGTAAGGGATATGATTGATTATGAAGAACTAAAAGGTTTGACAAGCTCCGATATTGATAACTTGTCTAGTTTAGTTTCTAAAAAGTTAGCTGAGATTAAAGACTCTATTAACACTCTAATTGATATTGGCGACAAGACTATTAACGACCGAAAGGACGCTTTTAGTAAAGATATGTCACCAGACGAGATTAGAAAGTTTGGTGTGAAAAACCGACTTCCAAAAAATGTGATTTATAAGATGTTAGAAAAGTATCATTATCTCAAATTTTTCAAAAAGTTGAATGAGATTATGGAAGATGGCAAGATTACACCTGCCGAACTAAAATCGTTATCTAAAATAAAAGAGGCCAAGGGTAGATCAATAGCATTTACCTTTGGCCGTTTTAACCCACCTACAATAGGACACGAAAAACTTATTAACAAAGTGGCACAACAAAGAACAGATGACTACAGAATTTATTTAAGTAAATCTGAAGACACATCTAAAAACCCATTGAATGCTAGAATTAAATTAGCAACAATGAAACAAATGTTTCCTAGACATAGCAGAAACATACTACTTAATCCATCAAACATGATATTAGATATTGTAACTGATTTATACAAAAGAGGTTACTCAAACATAACGATGGTTGCAGGTAGTGATAGAGTAAGAGAATTTGATACTATCTTAAAAAAATATAACGGCGTTAAGAGCCGTCATGGTCTATATGACTTTGATAGTATATCTGTAGCTTCAGCAGGAGAAAGAGATCCAGACGCTGAAGGTGCTACGGGAATGAGTGCTAGTAAAATGAGAGCGGCTGCAAAAGCAAAAGACTTTGCAAGTTTCAAAAAAGGATTGCCGTCTGGTTTTGCTAACTCAAAAAATGCACAAGACTTATTTAGAAATGTAAGAAAAGGAATGATGTTAGCAGCTTCGTTTGACGCTGATAGTGCATTTAGATTTAAACCATTTATAACTGCCTCAACAAAAGAGGAGTTAGACAAGATGACATTAAGGGACAAATATATTTCAGAGCATTTATATGACGTAGGAGATATAGTTGACGATATAGAAAGTAATGTAACTGGTGTCATTGTAAGACGAGGTACAAACTATGTTACCTTGGAAGACGAGGAGATGAGCCTACACAAGTGTTGGCTATATAACATCATGGAAACTCCTGTCTATTCAGTCAAATTAGAGGAACGATCAATGAACTTAAAGGAAAAAAGAAAGAATCCGTATGACAAAGAAACGGATCAACCTAAAAAATATGTAGCAGGTTTATCTGATA